CTCGGTAGTTTTGAATGATGATTATACAACTATAACCATCAAGAAGGCCGGAGACGTTGCTCCAGAGCCAGAAGTTGTAATCCCAGATCCCGAACCAGAACCAGAACCTGAGCCAGTTGTGCCAGAAGATGTTGTTGTTCCGGAACCTGAAGAAGAAACACCAGAAAAGGAAGAAAAGAAAAAACCTTGGTGGAATTTGAATGAAAAAGATAAAGAAGTATAGGGTCATAAAAGACACAAGAGAACAGGATGGATGGTTCTTTTCCGAGTACGATAAGTGCGAAGGAATGGAGGTAGACACGCTCCATACAGGCGACTACACCTTGAAGGGATTTGAGGAAGTCGTTTGTATTGAGCGTAAAGCCTCTGTTTCCGAAATATCTATGAATCTAGGACGAAAGAAAAAACCTTTCATGGAAGAAATGGAAAGAATGAAAGATTATCCTTTCTCTTTTTTAATATGCGAGTTTGATATGGCAGATATCTTAAAATTTCCCGAAGGATCAAAAGTCCCTCATAGGGCAAGATCTAAGGTTAGAATTACAGGTAAATATTTGTTAAAATGCTTAATGGAATTCCAGATATGGTATGACACTAAGATAATATTCTGTGGCAACAAAGAAAATGCATTTTTAGTTTGTAACAGTATATTCAAGAGGCTTAACGAACTTTTCCACAAAGAGGGCACAGAGAATGAGCAATTCTAAGAGAACTACTTTTTCTTCTATGGCAGAAGAAGCCCATGTTTTAAATCTAATGATCGACAGGCGAGAGCTGTTTGTACATGGAAACTATTCTTCTCCTGAAGAGGGAGATCCGGGAGTAGACTGGAGAATGGCCAATACGCTAGTCAAAAATCTAAGAATACTTGAAGCGATATCTACTGAAGATATAATTATCCACCAGATGAGTATAGGGGGAGACGAAGAAGCGGGTTACATGATGTATGACTCCATCAAACGAAGCAAATGTCACATTACAATTTACACCCACGGGGTCGCAGCGTCAATGGGCTCTATAGTTCCACAGGCCGCCGATCATAGGATAACAATGCCTAGTTGTTGTTGGATGATACACAGAGGCACAACTGGAATAGGAGATCACCTGACTAGAAAACAGGCTAAATCTTGGGCTGCTTGGGAGGCTCATGGGGATAAAAGAATGATAGAAATATTTGCGTCAAGATGTAAAAAGTCTCCCTTTTATAAAGGCAAGACCGATTCGCAAATAAGATCAGATATAAAAAGAAAACTAGATACTAGAGGAGATTGGTTTTTAACCTCTGAAGAGGCTGTCAAGTATGGTTTTGCCGACTCTGTGGAGGGCGTATGATATCTGATAGCCAAAAAATACAGGACGCTTGGCTTAACATAGAAGTAGACGAATCTAAGCTGTTCAATCCTATGGATTTTGTTATGAGCGATTCTGACAACGAAAAGCTACTAGAACGAGTGGCTTGGCTCATGATGCGTCCTGAATACTTTTCTTTTGCTTGTAAATATATTCTAAATATAGAGCTTTCTCCTTTTCAGTCTCTTCTGCTCTATGAGATGTGGAATAGAAAATTCCCAATGCTTATAGGAAGTCGTGGTATGGGTAAATCTTTTATCCTTTCTGTGTATCCTCTGCTTCGAGCTTTATTTATGCCACGACGTAAAATAATTATTGTTGGTGCCGCTTTTAGACAGTCCAAAGTCTTGTTTGAGTATATGGATACCATTTGGAAAAATGCTCCAATTCTTAGAGACTTATGTCCTACTAATAGCGGCCCAAGGAGAGATGTGGATAGATGTGTTATGCATATTGGTCAGAGCACTATAACCTGTCTTCCACTCGGTGACGGTAGTAAAATTAGAGGCCAGAGGGCAAACGATATTATAGCTGATGAATTTGCCTCTATACCTAGAGATATTTTTGAAAATGTCGTTGCTGGTTTCGCTGCCGTCGCCGCCTCTCCTATTGAAAAAGTTAAAGAAAAGGCAAAGGAAAAAAAGGCTAAAGAGCTAGGAGTTTCTGTTGACAAGCCTAATAAAGAGATGGGTTCTGATAAGTCTAACCAGATAATATTATCGGGAACTGCATATTATGATTTTAATCATTTTGCAGAATACTGGAAAAGATATCGATCTATAGTTTCCAGCGGAGGAAACACCAAGAAGCTTGAAGAGGTTTTTGGCGGGTCTATTCCCCCCGGATTTGACTGGACCGAGTATTCAATTATGAGAATGTCTGTAGACAAGCTGCCTGACGGATTCATGGATAGCGGTCAAATAGCCAGAGCAAAAGCAACGGTTCACTCTGGAATTTATAACATGGAATACGGTGCAGTTTTTACCACCGACAGCCAAGGTTTTTTCAAACGCAGCCTGTTAGAGTCCTGCACTACCTCACCTACCAATCCGGCAATATTCCCTTCTGGAGATGTTTGGTTTGAAGCTTCCTTGAAGGGCGTATCCGGAAAAAAATATGTATTTGGAGTCGATCCCGCCTCTGAGGTTGATAACTTTAGCATTGTAGTTATGGAGGTCAATTCAGACCACAGAAGAATAGTTCACTGCTGGACAACCAATCGACAGCAACATAAGGATAAGCTAAAATCAAAAATTGTCGATGAAGACGATTTTTACTCCTACTGTGCCAAAAAGATAAGACAACTAATGAAGGTTTTCCCTTGTGTGGAAATAGCCCTAGATGCACAAGGCGGCGGTATTGCCGTTATGGAGGCTTTGCACGACAAAGATAAAATACCCGAAGGTGAGGTCGCTATATGGCCTGTAATAGAGGAAAAGCCTAAAGATACGGACGACCACACCGGCCTACATATTTTGAGATTGTGTCAGTTTGCTAGAGCCGATTGGTTAGCAGAAGCAAACCACGGGCTAAGAAAAGATTTTGAAGACAGACTTGTCCTGTTTCCTTATTTTGATTCTGCCAGTTTAGGTATAGCATTAGAAGTAGACAAAGCTTCAGGAAGAAACTATGACACGCTAGAAGACTGCGTTATGGAGATAGAAGAATTAAAAGATGAACTTTCAATGATTGTTATGACGCAGACATCTACAGGAAGAGAAAGATGGGACACACCAGAGGTAAAGACCAGTGCAGGCAGGAAGAGCCGATTAAGAAAAGACCGTTATTCTTCATTAATCATGGCCAACATGTCTGCTAGATCTGTTTTAGTAGAAAAAGAGACTATTGAGCATGGTGCGTTTGGCGGGTTTGCTGCCAAAGGGGGCGGCTCTCAATTCTCTAATGAGAAGCTTTTTAATGGCCCTAGCTGGTTTACTGAAAAAACTCAGAATTTATACTAAAGTGTGTATAGAATCATATTAATAATACTATTGCAATACTATTACTTGGAGATCAATATAAATGTCTGATCCTTTATACAGCACATGGGCTAGCGAGTCGGAAAAAGCAAGTATTTATAAGCTTGATCTTGATGGCTACGACGGAGTGGCTCATAAGTCGGTAGCACATTTTCCTTATAGTAGTAATCGTCAGACATATATAGACGTTGAATCTAACAGATCGGTTCGTCCTAGCTTTAGTAGATCTGACTATGATTCTTTTCGTCCGGGTGAGGCTCTTCCTACAAAGCAGAAAAAAATAATGGCAGCCTGTATGAATGCTTACGACAGGGTTGGCATAATTAGAAATATTGTAGATTTAATGAGTGATTTTGCCAGCCAAGGATTGACTCTAGTACATCCAAATAAAACCATAGAGAAGTTCTACAGGAAATGGTTTAACCAAGTTAACGGCACAGATAGATCAGAGAGATTCTTAAATTATCTCTATAGATGTGGAAACGTTGTAGTAAAAAGAAGAACCGCAAAGCTAGATCCTAAGAAAGAGGCAGAGCTAAAAAGATCAGCGGGTGCCGACGTGTTGATCGAAACTATAAAGGCAAAAAAACGAGAAGTGCCTTGGATGTATGATTTTCTAAATCCTGTAGCTGTAGACGTTAAGGATTATGGAATGTACAGCGTTGGCAAGCCTGAGTTCTTTTTAAATCTGTCAAAGTATACTTATCAATCCTTACTAAAAACTTCTACTAAAAATAAAAACGTATATAAAACACTTCCAAAAGATCTCCAAAAGAGAATAGCGGACGGAGAAAGACGTGTTCCTTTAGATCCAGACAGTACATTCTTTTATCACTACAAAAAAGACGATTGGCTGTTATGGGCAAACCCGATGATTTACGCTATACTTGACGATGTTTCAATGTTAGAAAAAATGAAGCTCGCCGACCTAGCAGCTTTAGACGGTGCCATATCTAGCGTTAGACTGTGGACAATGGGAGACTTTGACCAAAAGATTGTGCCAACAAAAGCCGGTCTGAATAAAGTTAGAGATATTCTAGCGAGCAATGTTGGCGGAGGCACAATGGATTTAGTCTGGGGGCCGGAGCTGAAGTTCACAGAAAGCCAATCTCAAGTATACAGATTCTTAGGTTCCGAAAAATACCAGCCTGTCTTAACTAGTATCTATGCCGGTCTTGGTATTCCTCCTACTTTAACTGGTGCTTCTGGATCGGGGGGAGGCTATACAAACAATTATGTCTCCTTGAAGACTTTGATAGAAAGACTTGAGTATGGCCGAGAAATTCTTGCCCAGTTCTGGAGACAAGAAATAGACTATGTTAGAAAAGCCATGGGATTCAGATTCCCTGCTGAAATACACTTTGATTCAATCATACTTTCAGATGAGGCGGCTCAGAAAAATCTTTTAATTCAGTTGGCAGACAGAGACATCATATCTCAGGAAACGCTTCTTGAAAGATTTAGAGAAATACCCACTATTGAAAGAGTTCGAGTGAGAAGAGAAGAGAGAGAAAGGTCTAATGACTCTAACGCACCTAAAAAGGCCAGCCCTTATCATAATCCTCAACACAAAGAGGACATGGCAAAAATAGGCGTTACTAAAGATATAGTAGACACTGAGATGTATTTTGACAAGGTTGGAATACCGCATAAAAAGAATGAATCAGAAGTAGAGGTTGTTGAAAAAACCAAAATTGATGAGTCTAGCGGTCCCGATGTTGTCAATGAAGGGGGAAGACCTCGATTTTCCAGAGACACAACTCCCAGAAAACAAAAGCGTGTGCTACCTAGAAGTGGCGATGCTACAAGTGCAACTCTTTGGGCTATAAAGGCTCAAGAAAAGATATCGGATATTATGACTCCAATCGCCTGCTCGCATTTCAAAAAGAAAGATGCCAGAGCATTAAGTAAATCAGAGGTTGACCAGTTAGAGTATTTAAAGGTTTGTATATTAACAGGTATGAAGCCTTTTATGGACGTAACCCCTGAGATGGTAAAGGCGTTAGTAGATAAAAACACAAAACCTAGCAGCGAATTTAATTCTGTATTAGCAGAGAAAGTAAATAGCTTCTCTTCTGTTAATAGCAGATCTCCTAATACCGCTGAACTGAGACATATATATGCGACCGTATATGCTGAAATGCTCTGTTTTGGGTAACATTTTCCCCTGTAATTGTTTTTTTGTGTATTATCGTTTCGGAGGAGTAATTCATGAAAATATACAAATCTGAAATAACAGATGGCTTAGAAGGTTTATTAAAAAATAACACGATTGCGTGTGTTTCTGTTGCTGAAAAGGCTTCATCTTCTTTGCCGTTTCCGGAATTATCTGTAGCTACCGAAGACGAATTGAAAAAGCTCGGCGTTTCTAAAGCCGAAAATAAAGATCAATTTGACCTTTATTATCTACAGTCTATTTTGGTTAGTACGGGCTGGAATAAGAACGATGACGTTTTTGATCCTAGAGAGCTTTGGGAAGCTAGAAATACTCCCGAAGATAAGCCCTTTAACTTTATGCATAATGAAAAAGATATTATTGGGCATATTACTGCTAATGATATTGTTGATTTCGATGGCTCTTCAATATCTGAAGACTCTGAAATTCCCACTGCTTTTAATATTCTTACCTCTGCTGTAATATATACAGAGTGGTCCGATCCTGAGCAGCGAGAAAGAATGCAACAGATAGTAGCAGAAATAGAAGAGGGCAAATGGTTTGTTTCTATGGAGTGTTTGTTCCCCGATTTTGATTATGCATTAGCAGACGAGCAAGGTCAAATGAAGGTTGTAAAGAGGGGCGAAGCTTCTGCCTTTTTAACAAAACATCTAAGATCTTACGGAGGAACTGGAAAATACGAAAATTACAGAGTGGGCAGGTTGTTGAGAAACTTATCGTTCTCTGGTAAAGGCTTAGTTTCAAAACCCGCTAATCCACGAAGTGTAATCTTGGAAGGAAATGATTTATTTGACGAATCAAAAGCACAAACTTTAACTATATCTTCAAAGGAGAACGATATGTCAGACAATCTAGACAAGCAGGTTGATGACCTGCGTGCAGAATTGGCCGAGGCTAAAGCTGCGAACGAAGCTCTCAAAGAAAAGGTTGTTGCCGAGCAACAAG